TTTCGCTCCTTAGATTTGTGATTTGATTTTGATACGTTTTTTAATTAAGTTTGATTTTTCATTTTGCTCTGCTAACTCCATAGTCTTTAGTTCCAACTCCATGGATTCTAAAGAACGAGCGTATATTGATGTTGCATCATATGCAGGTGTATCCACAACCGACACATCATACAATCTTTCTATCTTAGTAATGGTTCTTTTAGGAATGTCACCCTCACGGTTCCATACTTGTTCATCAACGGTAAAAGCAAAACTCATTTTATCCAAAAGTCCACTCCTCACCATTTTATAAATATCCTGGTTATGACTTGTATCTAAGAGTTCTGCTCTTACCTTTAAACCGATATGATCTACGGTTAACTCAAGGGATTTATTCTTGGTTCTCGCAATAATTAAAAAGGAGTCCATATGATTGTATTTCATAGGAACATCCTTCATTTTGGTTTCTTGTAGGGCTGTTGGTGATATCTCTTCAATAAATCCATAAGACTCATCCCCGATTAAGGTTTCGTTATTAAAAACTAATGCGTAACCTTCTAAGATCATCTTGCCTTCATCTTCATGAAGACTAACTTCTGCGAGTCTAGTTTCTTTTATCATTAGTTCTAACCTCAACTTTCTTTACTTGTTTTGGTTTTATTTCATGTTCATAGTCAAACTCAAGTTCAGCATCTTTATATGAAAATGAGTCTAGTTTTTCCTTCTTACAAAAATCAGTAATCGTTTTTGTTTTTTCTTTTTGAGTTTCTAAGATGCTTTTTAATGCTTCATTTGATATTTTTCCATTAATTGTTACTTTCATGGTCTTCTTCCTCTTTCTTTCCAACTTGATATAGGTTTGCTTTATCCGCATCCACAAAGTTTAATGACTGAAGTCGCTTGTTTCCACCTTCTATAGGTTCTAAACCAAGTAATGCTCTTGATTCATTTAAAGACATAATCCCTAAGCTCATCAGTTTTTCAATCGCAGTCACTTTTGTGTTCCAGGATGCATATTGTAATCGTTCACTAAAAAACACAATCTCTTCACCACGTTCTAATTGATTATTGGTAAGTAAACCTATAGAAAAAGCCTCGCTAAGTTGAATAGCTAAAGGCTCAATGGTTGACTCGTAAAACGAGTTATATTCATCTTCTGTGTACTTATTTGTAAAGATTGGTACTGATACACCAAAGTAATCTAAAATCTTTGACTGCAAGAATTCTAACGTGTCTTTATCTATTAATTTTGGGTCTACATCTAAGGGGATATATTCGCTCTTTAAATCAATCGGGATAATTGAACTACCTTTATTATTAACGGAATCAGAAAGTGCACTATCAAAGAGTTCTCTTTGTTTTTTCTTATCTGCTTCAGATAACATCCCGTTCATTTTCACAATCCCTTTAATCTGCATGGAGGATTTGATCGCGTTATCTATGCCCTGTAGCAAACTATCATTAATTGAGATTGTTTTGAGAATCGCTTCATGATCACCACTTGATCCATTGCCACCAAAGATATCGTTTTGGCCATAATGTTTTCTCAAGTGGATGATATTCTCATAAGGAAGTGTATAGGCATCACCATTTTCGAATAAGAATTTAATATAGTAACGATCACCTTGATCAACAATCATTTCAACAGTAATCGGTTTTAATGGATATAGCCCAATAAGGTGTCCTGTGTTTTTATCAAACCTTGGATAGATAAAGGCATTCTCATTCAGTAGCAATGTCGTAACAACCTTATAGATAAAATCATAAACAGTCATGATTTCATTAGGTTTATGTTTCAAAAGAAAAGACAGTTTTCCGCTTTTCTCGGATACTGTCTTATCGTTTTCTGTTTTTATATATCTTGGTTTTAGTTTTGCGCATTGACTGGCCACCCTATCAATACAAATCTTAACCACATCACTCTTTGAAATGTTTGTTCCAAAAGGTGTGTAAAATGTATTTGTGTTGTTGATGATTTGTAAGGCATCTATTGAACCTGTTTTGTTTTTTCGTTTAAATATTGACATGAATACCTCCGATTATTCTTATTAAAGCATATTTTCAAAATCTATTTTATATCTATTTAAAACTGCATATGCAATAATCAAAGCGACTGTCCCATCAATTCTTTTGTACTTTGAATTTAACTTTGAGGGTTGAATGTTTCCATTTAAATCAACTTTAGCTTGTGTATTGGATAGACACCATTTTAATATAGGATTATTATCATAAACTAATAGATTATTTTTAAGGTCTGCTTCCATTTGCTTCATTGGTTCTGATAAAGAATAGATGCCTTGTCTAACCTTTTCCATGTTAAACCCTAAGTCTTCCATTTCTTTAATCCAGTATTGCGAATTCCATGGATCATACCCTACCCAAAGAGGTCGTATACCGTAGGTTTGAATCATCTTCATAAACCACTTTGTAACAAGACTAAAATCATTTTGATTTCCCTCAGTCAATGTTACAAATCCTTTCTTGATCCATATATCGTATGGAACATTATCTTCAGTGATTCTTTTATCTAACACTTCTCTTGGCATAAAGAAATGTGGAATGATATACTTTTTGTTGCTATCTATTTTCTGAACAATCAAAACTGCAGCTGTTAAGTCTGTAGTCGATGATAAGTCAACACCACCAATGGCATAGCTATCTCTTAGATCATCAAGACTATATCTTTCCTCATTGTTTAGATCATCATAAGATAACCATGAACCTGAATCTGCTTGTTTGATGTTAAAGTCCTTACAAAGCATAGTAACTCTTGTTGATAAATCATGTTTAGATTTATTCATAACATCCTCAAGATATGAAGTTGTCTTAACAACTCCTAAGCTAGGATTGGATTTTTGCCATGTGTTAGGATCATCATAGATTTCTTTAGTTGAGTCTTGCGTATATAACCAAGGTAAAACTCTCTCATCCTCAATTTCACCTTTAATCATCTTTCTAGCATAATCTAATTTACTATCTAAAAAACCACCAACGGTTGTCCCTTCAGTGGTTATGATAAATATGAGTGGTTCTTTCTTGGTTGATTGTGATTGTTTGATTGCATCATAAACTTTAGAATCAGTCATCTCGTGAACTTCATCTATACAACCAACTTCAATATTGTAACCATCTTTATTTCTTGATTGAGCAGATAGCTTCTTTATCTTATTTTTTGTTTTAGGTGAATAGATAAAGAAAATGTTTTTCTTACTTCTAGTGTCTTTAGATAAGGCTGGGGATTGCTCACGCATATTGTTTATCTCCTCAAAGAGAATGTTAGCTTGTTCTGTTGTATTAGAAGCACAAACAATATCAACTCCACCTCTAGATAAAAAGAACTCAGCAAGATCTAATCCTGCAATAAATGTAGTCTTCCCGTTCTTGCGTGCGATCAACAATATAACTTCATTAAACCTTCTTAAACCTGTTTCAACCATTTTAAACCCATAAGCAGTTTGGATAATTGCCTTTTCCCATAGTTCTAATATAAATGGTTTTCCATTAAAGGGTGACTTGGTGTGTTTGCAGAAAGTTTCTATAAAGTCAATTCTTAAATTCCCTGGTTTCTCATCAAAAATATATTTAGGATTATCCAAATCAACAATTAGTTTATCTATTTGATTGTTGAGTTCCTCACCAACGAGAATATTTCCTTTCTGGATTTCATTATAGTATTCAACTAGATAGTTCATTCACTTGCTCTCTTAAGAAACTCATCAAATGCATCATCTCCATCATTCACTTGAGTAGCAAGGATTGAATTCAAAGCTTTAATGACTGTTCCATATGAATTAACAAGCTTTGTATAATACTTGGCTGCTTCGGTTTGGCGTTGTGCACCTTTAGAAGAGATTTGAATTGCACCATAATTAATCATTTGATCCTGAAGTTTGCTTAATTCAACCTTCATAAATGCAGCTTGCTGTATAAGATTATCTACTAATTCCGTCTTAGTTTCATCGACCAAAGAAAAAAGCGACTTTAGTCGCTTATATTCATTATCAATTATAAAATCTTTTGGATGCATATTACTCCTCGCTATTCTCTCTAATAAACACTTTTTCCAGAAAATCACAAGCTTCTTCATCAAAAAAGGTCTTAAACCTCCATAATGTAAATAAATTATCCAATGCTTTATTAATTTGCTCTCTATATATTCCGTTTGAGATTAAAAAATCTACTGGAACTGAGGTTGGAGAAGATTTCAAAATATTAATTGATTTTCTATTTTCCTCAGAATCAGTTGTTAGAAATCCAAACATGTCTATTTCATCTAAATCAAATTTAATATTTTTGTGATTGTTAATTAACTTAAATCTTTCAACTAGATATGATTCAAAGTTCTCATAACCTTTTTCATTAGCGTGAAGAGTGAGCAAAATACTTTTTAAATCAATACAGTTAACATTTATTGGATAATAATCATATTTGGGAAGGTTAGGAATGATATCTCGTTGGATTTCTGAAGCAATATATTTTATATCATATGCTGTAACATGAAGCGATATTATTGATTTATTGTTTAAATTTATTACTTTATCAACTCCGTCTTCAGTAAATGAAAAATTATTTTCTCCTTCTATAGTTCTATGAAATCTATCAATGGATTTATAAGAACGTTTAAACGCAGAAATAAATCTAGTATCTAACTCTTTACTATTTTTTAAAAACGCAATGTCAAACCTTGACGATTTTAATTCTATATTAAGAATCACATTTTTTAACTCAACTACCAAATCTAATTCTGATTTATTACCATTGATGTCTCTATAAAAAATATTCTTATGAATCATCTCCGATTGATAAAAATCATTAAACATTCGATATATAAAAAGCTCAAATTTTTCGCCTCTAACTTTTCCATATTCAGATATTAGTGAATTATCATAGTTAAATGACCTCAATATATGATTTTCTAAATAAAAATAAGAATAATATGTGAAATCACTTAAAAATATCACTGTATACTTATTTTCAATATTCAAGATTCTAAAAGTATCAACATAATTTGAATCTACATCGGGGCTAATACTAAAGATATCTAAAAATTTACGAAT